GCCGACAGTTAGCATCGGAACGCCGGTCAACAACCTTGTTGGCCACCTCGATGAGTCCGCCCTGTCGCGATGGGCCCCAACTCTCCAAGCGGCGACAGAAGGCGACGGATCCGGCTCGATCATCTCGATCTATGACACGATCGGCGCGGATCCCTTCGACGGCTCCGGTGTAAGCTCGAAGCGGGTGGCAGCTGCTCTTCGCTCCATAGGCAATAAACCTGTGACCGTCAACATCAACTCTCCCGGCGGCGACTTCTTTGAAGGTGTGGCGATCTACAACCTGCTTGCGCAGCACCCTGAGAAAGTCACAGTCAACATCGTCGGCCTCGCGGCATCTGCCGCTTCGGTCATCGCGATGTCCGGCGATGATATTTTAATGAGCAAAGTTGGATTTGTTATGATCCACAACTCATGGGTCATGGCAATGGGGAACAAGACGGATCTCCGCGCGGCGGCAGACTTCCTTGAGCCTTTCGACCAGGCGATGGCGGAGTTGTATGCTGCCCAGACCGGAGAAGCGCCAGAAGTGGCGGCAGCCTGGATGGAAGCAGAAACTTGGTTTTCTGGAACGCAAGCGGTTGAGGCGGGTCTTGCCACGGGCTTTGTTGATGCTGAAGAAATTGTTGAGGCTTCCCCGGAAGCCTCGGCGAGTATCCTGAAAGAGCGTAGGGCGGAGATGGCCTTTCGATCCTCAGGCATGAGTGCGAAGGAGGCCAAAGGCCTTGTCGCAGAACTGAAGGGAACGCCTCGTGATGAGAGCGGGCCATCCATGCGGGACGCTGGAACAGAAGACATTGTGGCCGATCTTCGGTCACTTATCCACACAATTGGCTCTGGAGGCCAAACATGAATAATCATGAAATCGTTCCCTCGATGGGTGCCAATCGCGGCATCATGGGGACTGTATCCGCAGAAGCTCCCAATGCTCTGAGCAATGAGACACGGCAGCTGATGTCCGATCTGAACCAGACCTTCGCGGATTTCCGCTCCGCAAATGATGAGCGGGTTGCCCTTCTGGAAAAAGGCATGGCGGATGTCGTCACTGAAGAGAAAGTTGATCGCATTAATGCGCAGGTCACCAATCTTCAGGAAGCACTGGACAAGGCTCTTGCCTATCTCTCTGCCTCGCAGGTTGATTCAGGCAAGCCGGGCATTCAGGGTGAGATTGCTGAACGCGCCATGGCTTTCTTCTCTGGCAAAACCGGCCAAGAGAAAGTTTCTGCCTCAGGCATCGATCTTGATGCATATGCAGGCTATGAGCGTGTCTATGCAAGCTGGCTCCGTGGTGGCGATGTTTCGCTTCGCGATCCTGAAGTCCAGTCTCTGATGCAGGTTGGCTCTGAACCTGATGGCGGCTACTGGGTTCCCACTCAGCAGTCGGACCGTATCATTCAGCGCCTCTTCGAAACTTCGCCAATGCGTCAGGCAGCTTCGGTCTTGTCGATCCCGACGGACAGCATCACTTTCCCCAACGACACCAATGACGGAACTTCCGGCGGCTGGGTCGGTGAAACGGAAAGCCGTGCCGAGACGGCGACACCGCAAGTTGGTGAGCAGACGATCTATGTGCGCGAGCAGTACGCTATGCCGCTCGTCACACAGAAGCTGTTGGACATGTCCACAGTCGATGTCGAGAGTTGGCTCAACGCGAAGATCGCCGACAAGATGGCACGCACCGAAAACACCGCTTTTGTTTCCGGAACCGGCGTGAGTCAGCCTCGCGGCTTCCTTGATTACAAGTCAGCAGCGGTCACGACGGCTGATGCTTCTCGGGCTTGGGGTGTGCTCCAGTACGTCTTCACTGGTGCTTCTGGCGCATTCCCGACGATGTCGGGCTCCACAGCCTCTGACCCCGACAAGCTCTGGGATGTGATTGCTTCCATGAATCCCGGCTATCTTGCCGGTGCTCAATGGATGATGAGCCGCGCTACGATGGCCGTCATGCGGAAGCTCAAGGATGCCAATGGCAATTACTTCATCGGCCCAATCCAGGGTGCGGCTACTGGCTTCGAGCTCTGTGGCTATCCGATCACTCCGGCGGAAGATATGCCGGTTGTGGCTTCGGACAGCTTCTCTGCTGCCTTCGGCAATTTCGGCGAGGGTTATCAGATCGTGGATGGACGCGGCTTCCGCATCCTGCGCGACCCGTTTACCACAAAGGGCCGTGTGAAGTTCTACACGACCAAGTTCACGGGCGGAGACGTTCTCAATTTTGATGCGATCAAGCTGCTGAAGTTCGGCACCTCGTAATCAGCTTCGGCAATTTGATCACGGACACAAAGGAGAAACCCAATGTCCACTCGCGATATGGCAGCCTATAAAAAGGTTGTTACCCACGTTGCCCCGGTCGCCATCACGGCGACTAACACTCCAGCCGCTGGCGTTGACACGCAGGGCTTCGATGCTGCTACGGCAATCATCGGCGTCGGTGTTGTCGCCAACATCGCCAATTCGCCGCAGCCATCGTGGGCGTTCCACGCGGAGGAAAGCGATTCTAGCGGAAGCGGCTTCACAGCCATTACCGACAGTGCGCAGATCGCCATCGCGGCAAGCGCATCACCGGTCGCGGCTCCGGACTCGTCAACTGGCGTGTTCCTGACGATCGACGCAGCGGCGGAGGATGCCACCAACTATCACGTTGGCATCGTCTCCTCAAAACGCTATCTGCGCATCGTGGCGACTGCTGCCAACACTCCGGGATCGACGCCATACAGCGTTGTGATGGTCCTGGAAGCTGCCAGCAGCACTCCGGTTAGCAACTAAACTAAGAAGGGAGGGGAGGAGTTAGAAGCTCCTCCCCTTTTCCTAAGCCATGAAGAATATCGAAATTGCTCGCGAATTTTCTCACGTCGATCTCTGGGAACTGGTTCCCAAGCGATACAGGGCTGGAGATAAATTTGAAGTCGTCGAAGGCCAGTTGATTGGAGAGGGCCAATGCTCAATGCGGTGTGCAGAGGTTGCCTTGATGGAGGGCTGGGCCAGGGAGTCGGGAATCGATGCTGGCCACCAGTCCCTCAGCTCTGGTATGGTGAAAGAGCCGTCATCATCGCCGGAGGGCCAAGCCTTACCCAAGCCCAAGTCACCTACACCAAGGAAGCCCAGATCACGCAAGAAGTCCGCGTGATTGCGATCAACAATGCTTTTACGATCGCGCCATGGGCCGATCTGCTCTATGCATGCGACGGGAATTGGTGGCGGCATCATCCAGACGCACATGAGTTTGAGGGCATGAAGGTTACCCAAGACGCGACCGTTCAGGGCACTCTCCGAATCCCTAGCGTTAATGAAAAAGGCCTGTCGCTGGATCCTCTCCGGATTAACCAAGGCGCGAACAGCGGATACCAAGCCATCAACCTAGCGGTCTTGCTCGGGGCTTTTGAGATCATTCTTCTCGGGTTCGATATGAAAGCAAAAGGCTCCCATCGACACTGGCACGCAGATCACCCATCCGGGCTGAACAATCCTTCTGATTCGAACTTTGAGTCATGGATCAAGAATTTTGATGAAATGCTTCCGGATCTTGATCGCGCAGGGGTCCGCGTAATAAACTGCTCCCCTGGGAGCGCCCTAGAGGCATTCCCGATTGCCAACCTTGAAGATGTCCTATGAAAGCAGAGCGCGCCAACGAGCACCGCAAATATGAAGCGGCATACAAGATCCCAAATTATCACATGGGCGGTGCCCGTATGACGGACGCTTGTGCGGCTTTATCTTCCCTCCCCGTGCGCGGATCTTATTTAGATGTCGGTTGTGGTCGTGGCGAGATGCTGGACTTTGCGGAACAAAACGGTTTTTCTTCCGTCAGCGGTGTTGAGATCGTTCCCGCGCTGATCGACGGAAACCGCGTTGTGCGCGGGGAAGTTCATGACCTCCCATTTCCTGACCTCTCTTTCGCAGTCGTGACGATGTTCGATGTGATCGAACATCTTATCCCAGGCGATGACGAGCTTGCTTGCCGGGAGCTTGATCGTGTGGCATCCCGACACATCATCCTGACAGCCAACAATCGACCATCCAAGAATGCCATCGGCGAGGAACTCCACATAAACAAAAGGGATTATGCGGAGTGGGACAGCCTCTTTCGCCAGTGGTTTAGCGGCGAGGTCACTTGGCTGAAGGGCGGAACATACTTCTCTGAAAGCTGGGGCGTTGACCTTCATGCTTGACATGGTATCGGCCATCATCACTCCCCATTTCAAGCATCATCCGTATTGGTGTGGCGCGATGCTTGAGGGAGTGCGCTATCACGGCCACGAGACTTCCATTCACACATCGCCGGAGACTGTGCAGGAAGAGGGTCCGATCATTTGCTGGGGGCTTCGAAATGCGGCACCTTTTTTGAAACAAAACCGAGACACCCTGATCCTTGAGTGTGGATACATCGGAGACCGGACTGAGACATGGGCATCAGCAGGTTGGAATGGCCTCAATGGTCGCGCAAAATTTCCAGAAATATATGATGACTCCCGTCTTCAAAGATACCACCCAGATCTGATCCAACCTTGGGATGATTGCCCTATCGGGGTCGCTCTGATTGTTGGCCAAGTCCCTGGCGACCAATCCCTGATCGGATTAAATTTCGACAAATGGAGAAAAGACGCGGAGGACTTTTTTGATGCTCGCGGGACGGCCCACCGCTTCCGGCCACATCCAAAATGTAACATCACTCCAAGCCGATCGAGGCAGGAAGATTTGGATGATGCACTATTTTCTTTGACGCTAAACAGCAACTTTGCAGTTGACTCAATTCTTGCTGGCACTCCGGCAATAACGATGGATGTCGGATCTATGGCGTGGGAAGTTTCGGCCCACTCTCTCGATTCAGAACTCATTCGACCAGACCGTCATAAGTGGGCATCACACCTTGCTTGGTGTCAGTGGACTGTTGAAGAGATGAGAGATGGGACGGCATGGGAATCACTTCGCAGCCTCAGAACAGGAGCAAATTGATGGGACTTTCACTGATCACAGCGCCAACCATCGAGCCGATCACAAATGCAGAACTGTGGGACCACCTTCGTCTCAATCTTTCAGGAAGCCCAGAGCAGCCGACAACGCGAGAGATGAACTCAGCAGCTCAATGCCTTTCCGCAGCAGTTGCTCTTATTGATGGCCGAGATGGAATCCTAAATCGGTGCCTCGTTCCACAAACTTGGGAATTGACCATGGACGAGTTCCCGTTTGGGGATTTGATCAGCATCCCGTTATCGCCGGTAGTCTCGATCGAAAGCATCAAATACACAGATGTGAATGGTGCAGAGCAGACCTTCTCCGCCTCAAGTTATTCACTTAGTCGTGAAACATATTGGCGACCAATGGTGATTCTTGGTTACAATCAAACATGGCCTTCGACGCGAGTAATCGAAGAGGCTGTCCGGATCCGCTTTGTCGCGGGCTTCACTTCAGGCAACTCGCCGGAGGATGCAACCGCCGTTCCCAAGTCACTCAAGCAATTCATACTCCTGATGGCGGGCCACTACTTCGAGAGCAGGGAAGCCACTGTGATCGGCACTATCGCAACGGAGCTCCCTCTGGGTGCTAAGTACCTGATCAACCCATTCATGAATAAGGCTGTCGGATGAAAGCGGGCCAGCTCGATCGAGAGATCATTATCCAGAGTTTCACAGAAAGCCAGGATGCTTCCGGACAGCCGATTCAGAGTTGGGCGACCTTCGCAACGGTCTTCGCCAACCGCAAGATGGTCAAAGGAAACGAAAGATTTACAAGCGAACAGCGGATGGCCGTTCGCACGGCAACCTTCCGGTTCCGCTGGCTCGCAGGGATTACGGAGGAGATGAGGATCACTGACGCTGGTTCAATGTATCGGATCCTTGGAATTGCGAGCGATCAGCGGGAAGGTTGGATTGAAATCTCAGCAGCCGCCACCAATCCGGAGGCAACGCAGTGACC